TGGGTAACCCTCCAATTCGTGAAAGAGCGGGCCGCCGAAGCGGCCCGTCCTGTGTCTATCGACGCGTGCGCCGTGTCGGCCGTTTTGCAGGCGTCTCCGGTTCACCCGCAGGTTCAGCGTCCTCGGGAGTTTGGGTCTCCTCCGGTGCTGCCTCGGCAGGCGCGTCAGGCGCAGCCTGCTCAGCTTCCAGCTCCTCGATACGCGCAGCCATGGCTGCGTTCTCGCGTTGCAGGCTGCCGTTCTTACGACCGAGCGCCGCGTCTTCTTCGGCGGCGATCTGGTCAGCCGTGAGTGTAGGGGCTTTCCCGTGCTCCTCCGCAAGGGAGGCCGCGCGGGCTTTGTCCTTATTCACGTCGACCATCCACCGTTTGGAGAAGGCGTCTTTGTTGTCGATGGCAAATGCTTCACCGACTTCACGCATGCGGCCATAAAAACCGCGCTGGCTAGCTACGACCTTCATCTTACGCTGCCCAGTTTTCGCCGTCGAACACGAGGCCGGCGGTGATCTTACCAGTGGTAGGATCGGTGCCTGTCACCGTGTAGTTCATGCGAAGATACTGTTGGTCAGCGCCGCGAGGGATTGCCTCGACCGGTAGCACGTAACCCGCAACGAGATCCGCCAGCGCAACCGAAACTTCGATCACGGTTTCAGCGGAAGCAAAGTTTTCAACAGTGTCCTTTTGCAGCGTGATCATCAAGCTGGTCAGGGTGTTGAAATCCTCGGTCACTTGGACGCGAAGCGATGCAGCATTGCCACGACCGACATCTTGCGAGATGGCAGCAGCGGCGTGTTTTGGCGTGTCAGGGGCACCCAAATCAATCACGTTAGTCGACACGGCGGTCGCTGTGATTGCTTGGTCATCCGAGAACAGAGCCTGTTTATCAAAAATCATGGTCTCATCTCCATGTGCTCTAATGTTACCCTGACCGGCTCATCCGGTCAGGGTGTGACCCCCTGTGTTAGGTGATCCGCGCCTCGGTTTCGAGGATGCTGTCCATGCGACGCACAGGTGCGCCGAGGAAGTCAACGTACTTCTTACCGGCGTTTTCAGCCAGCGAGAGTTGCACGTTCGACTTGTTCATGGCCTGCTTGTGCAGGAACTTCGCGATGGTGCGTGAACAATAGATAACCAGATTACCGTCGGAACGGTTCGGGTTGTCCAAGTTGTAGTACGCGTCGATCATGAAGTCGATCAAGTCAGCGCCCGTAGCCGCGTCGTTGGTCAAGTCGCTCACGTCGATGTTCGCCACGCGTGCGATCTGGCGCCAGTCGCGCACAGACATGCCCACATCCATGCCAAACTTCTCACGGTACACATCGTAGAGCGATCCGTCGGAAAGCTCCTTGGTCTGCATGCCGCGATCCATGCGGGTCATGCCAGCTGGCGAACCTTCAGGATAAAGCAAGTGGCAAGTCTGTTCGCCCCAAGTGATAAACCAGATCGAAGTGTTGTCCGAACCGGTACCGCCAGCGTCCACAATCTGGTTGCCGTTGGCAGCAGAAAGCGAGTTGTAGCGGGCGTGGAGGCCGGTAAACTTCTCTGGATCGGTGGTCTGATCACCGTACAGGATAGTCTCGCCGAGCGTATGCGCAATACCCATGATGTGGGCCTTGGCTTCGTTCATGCGGAACTTCTGCGGGTTCTTAGACTTCTCGACCAGCTTAGCGTCGACCTCGGACCAGTCTTCCATGAAGCCGGTGGCGTCAGTGACCTGAGTGGTCGTGCCTTTGGTAGGCTGAACACCCTGATACAGCTTACGCCATGTCGGTGATGGGAGACCCGCGCGGATCGTGGTGAGGTGGCTGTTGCCTTCGTTACATTCAACGACAGGCGCATCCTCGATCATATCGAGCTGCTGAGCCATGATTTCGATGATGTCAGCGACTTCATCGTTTCGGTTCTGTTGCCGGCGAAGGTCGCCGAGCGTCAGATAGGTGGAGCCTACGGTAGCCATGATGACTTACCCCTTCTTTTTATCGGGTGTAGTTTTGCCGTACCACGAGCTTTCCGTGGATACAGCTGCTTCGTCAGACGTCTTCGGGTCGAAGTTATCCTCGGCAAAGAGTTTCCCGATGTTGCGCAACTCGCGGATGACCTCGGGGTTGTTCCCGTGCCCTCCCTGAACCAACAGATCCTTGATCGCCGTGCCGCCCATCTGGTCGATGGCCTTGTTCACGTGGGCAAGGGTGCCGTTCCAGTTGTCGCCGCCAATGTCTGGATCTTTCTGGGCGGCCTCGAGATGGTCGGTTTCCCGCTTCTCGACACTCGCCACGAAAGCCTTGTCGTCTTCCAGCTGCTGCTCGGCTTGCGCCGTGACCAGCTGGTCCGCTTGAGCTTGCGTGAGCTTCATCTCAGCGAACTTGCCGCCCCAATACTGGGTCTGCTCGTCGCTGATCTCCACCCCTTCAGGGACATTGAACGCGTAGTTGCCGTCTTCGGGCACCGTAGATGTGGCGTCGTCGGCATCGCCGCCTTCGCCACCGGTGTCGTCGCCGGAGTTATCACCAGTGTCGTCGCCCTCGAGCGCCGTCTTTGTGTCGTCTGGTTTGACGTCGTCACCCGAACCATCACCACCTTCCGCAGGTGTTTTCCCCGCGGGTACGTGACCGTCCAAGGCGGTGCCTGCTGAACCGGAGCCTGAAGCCCCGCCGCCGGCATCACCGTCGCCTGTATCGCTGCCTGTCGAACTGTCGCCCCCAGAACCGGACCCGTCTTCGGGTGCCCATACTGGTTGCCATGCTGTTCCAAGCAGCAGCTGACTAATGGTGTTATTCTTCATCGCTGCCTCCCTGTTTAGCGTTGTCTTCGTTCTTGATCCGCTGCTTCACGGCCTCGTACAAAAGCGTGGCTTCTGCAAAAGGCTCGGCAGCGTTCAACATGTTGACGATTTCGATACCGACTGCGCGTCGACCCTCTCGGTAGAAGGTCTCGCTGTTGCCGGTAAAGCTGGACCCGCGCATGCCACACATATCGAGTATGTGCACCAGAACACGCTTAGAGGCTGGGTCGGCCATCACCTTGGCGATGTCGTTGTCCAGCTGCTTAGCGTATCGCTTCTGCGCTCTTGATAGTCCTTCCGTCATATTCCGTCTTGTCTCCTAAATCCTGCCCTGTGTCAACCTATGCCTAGGTTTGCGAGTATGTCACGCGGTGCGCCGCTGGACTGGTCTGTCTCGGACAGCACACGCGCCGCGTCGGCGCCCTGCTTGACCGCTGGTGCCAGCTGAGCTGCGCGCTCGGCGGCTGCCTCGGCCTGTTGGGCCTCCTGCCGCTCTGCGCGTCGCTGGTCCACCTCGTCGTTCGGGCGTAGCAAGTTGGTAGGCACGCCCACCATCTCGGCGTATTCGTCGACGGCCGCGTCGTTGTCGAGCTTGTCGAGCACCTGCGCGTCGCTCGCGGAGACGTTCCCCACGAAGGCGTACAGGCGTTCGATCCCGCCGGTCGCGATAGCCTTTTGCGCCTGCGCCAGCATCGAGATGTAGTCGATGACCAGTGGCGTGCCCGCCAGCGCCTCGGATAGCGGAGGTATGCGCCCCGCCTCGATGAGGCCGTTGTACATGATACGCAGCAATGGCCCGAGCTTCTCGCGGTGTTGCCGCTCCAAGACAGGGCCTAGGCCGATCAGCTTCTCTTCGTGGCGCTCGTCGATCTCGCGTGCCGTGATCTGGCGTCGATCTAGGTTGGCGATCATGAGGAACAGGTTGGCGTACATGCCCTCGTCGATGCGGCCCTCTGTGTTGCGGATGTCGTCCATCAGGTGAGACACTTGGCCTTGCACTTGGAAGGATGGCACCGCGCCCTTGGACGGGTCGACCATGTAGTTCACAGCCTCTGGCATCATGCTGTAGCCGCTGTTGCGCAGCCCCACATCGACGTTCATAGGTGGCCGGTTCATCCGGCGTATGGTCTCGAGCTTGTCGCGCTCTTGCAGCTGGAGCTGCTTGGCGTCAGACAGGGCGTCCATTGCAGGACTGGACCCGTAGACGTTGGTGCCCTCGGTCTCCCAGCGGGAGGCCACAATGGGGTTGCTCCGGTATCCACTCTCGACAAGCAGGCCGTCGTTCGACGCGCCCTCTTCCCAGTACGTGGACATGATGGGCATGTGTCGAGGCAGCGGGTTGCCGATTTCGCGGTCGCTGCGTGGCATGATCAGGTGGCGGACCATCAACGTGGAGCCGATGTTGCCGTCGTCCCACAGCTTCTTGATCGTCTTGGAAACCTTCGACCAGTCGGGCTTCGACAACGGATCGTTGCCGTAAACAAACTTGGTCACTGCCTGCTGGATGGTGTACTCGATCTCGCGGTAGCACGTGTCGACCAAACCTCGACCGTTCTCGCCCAGCCAGAACTCGCCAGCCACCAGCTGTTGACCCCGCAGCACGTGCAGCGGGTCGTCCTCGATGATGGCGCAGTCATGGCCAAACAGGCCGAGGTCACCCCAGCCTGTGTGCAGCATTGTGTTGATACCGGCGGTCTGGAGCAGCTGCCGGATCTCGCGTGTCGCGATCTGCAGGTGCTCTTTCAGCTCGGTGTTGTTGCGCATGTCGGGGTTCTCGGGGATAAGCCGGAACCATGGGCGCGCGGGGCTGGTGATACCAGCCTGCATGCCGCTCTGCAGCGTGCGGTGTGAGTACCGTGGACGTGCGTTGAGCAGCTTTTTGTTCGTGCCTTGCGAGTGTTGGTGGGCCTTACCCCTGCTGAACCGGCCACGGCGTGGGTTGAAGTTATCGGCCAGCTCGCGGAACACGCTCTCGTGCGGCTCTCGCAGGCCCTTCAAACTCTTGCCGATGCCGTCAAACATCTGTCGTTGTGTCGGTGCCATGTTAGCGCCCCAGTATGGTTGGCGTGCGCGGGTTGCGGTTGGACCCCATGCCCGCTAGTTGGCGCGAGGCCAAGGCTGGGTCGTCCGGTACGCCCGCCAGCGCTGTCGCTACGGTGCGGCGGCCTGCGCCGCCTGACCGCTGGATGCGTGCCCGAGCTTCATTGATCAGCCAGCTGCGGTCTGGGCGTTTCGCCGTTGCCGCAGACGGACCACTCGAGGTCTCGGGCAGGGTAGGTTTACGGGTCTTGCACATGGGTTAGTCCTCACCGTGTGGCTGGTATACTTTCGACGCTTGTACACTACGTTGGCCCCTAGGTCTACCCATAGGTTTCACGGCCTTCTTTTGCACAGGATACGCGAAGGTCAGCGCCAGTGCGTCGGCGCAGTCAGGTGATGGTAGGTTGAGCAGCTTCTTCATGTCCTCTTTCGAGAGCAGCTGGATGACGCCATCAGGTCGTGGCTTGGTCTGTATCGCGTTGAGGTCATCGTACAGCACTTGGTCCTCGGGTATCGCCCCACCGGCGCGTAGCCAGTCAGCGATGGCTTGGTACATCTCGGCGCGCTTGTTGGCGTAGCCGGCCACCACGGCCGCCTCCCCGAACGGCACCAGTCGCCACTCTCGGCCCATGGTGTCGCCCACCGACTTGATGCCGGTGCCGTAGCCCAGATCGATGAACACGGCGTCTGCCTCGTACAGCACCTCGTAGTTCGCAATTTTGTTGGCGATGAATACGTCGTTGTCGTTCTTGGGGATGCGGTCGAGGATCTCGAAGTGCAGCCCCTGCCTCTTGGCGATGACGAGGTGGTCGTCCCCCGACCACGCAGGGTCGCATGACAGCACCACCGGCGCGAAGTCGTACTGCCCCTCGTCGAGGTGTCGGCCGTACGCCTTGTCGATGAGTTCGGTGTTGATGAACTGGCGACTGGACGCCGAGGGGAACATGCCCCTCACACGTACCTTCACGAGGTCGCTGTCCTCGCCGTAGGTGTCCACCAGCTCCTGCAGGTATTTCTTGTTGGTGCCCTCAACCGTGCGGCTGTCGATCTGCACGTTGTGCCACCGGTCTCGGTGCTTACGGAAGGTCTCACGGAAGCGGCCGACATTCTGCGTTGGGTTGCCGAAGGCCAGCCAGATCAGCACGGTGTCTTCGTCGGTCAGCGCGCCCTCGGCCACCTCCCAGATCTTGTCGCTGATCGCGGACGCCTCGTCCATCATGAGCAACACGATACGCTTACGAGCGTGCAAGCCCGCAAACGCCTCGGTGTTGTGCTCGGACCATGGCGAGAAATCCAGAGACCACGCGTCGGCGCCCTTGTCGTAGGGCTTGATGCTCATGGTGTCCACGTCGAACAGCGGCGCTGTGACGGCGGACCTGAACCACTGGGCTATCTCTGGGCTGGTCTTGGTGCGCAGCTGGCCCTCGGTGTTGGCTGTGACCACGACGCGGGCACCGGCGTAGCAGCTCATGGCCCACGTGCTGATCATACCCATCTCTGCGGACTTGCCGATACCGTGGCCGCTCGCAACGCTTATGCGCAGGGGGTCGTAGCGGGTTTCTTTGTTGAGCAGGTGCTGGGCGATGGTGTCCATGATCTCGGCCTGCCACACGCGGATGTCCTGCCCCTCGAGCGCGCCCTCGCCCCACTGCCACGCCCGCTCGGCGAATAGCAACGGGTCATAGCGGCAGAGCGCGCAGAACTTGGCTGTCTGGTCCAGCTGGTGGGAGGATAGGATTTCACGGGCCATCAGTCGTCGTCCTCAGTCAGGCCGGCCAGCGCGTTGTTTAGGCGGTCGCCGTAGGTGGAATTATCTTCTTGGATGATGCGCGTGGCATCCCCGTACTTGCGCGGCGCCATACGGGCGAGCACCCACTTGGCGGTATCGATGCGTAACTTGTTGCGGTGGATGTTAACCTTCTTCAACTCCTGCACCGTGGTGACGGTACCGTCAGCGGCCACGACGTCGACATCCTCGTACTCGTCGTCCTCGTTGGCGATGGCCATCAGCTCCTCGAACATGTGGTCAGCTTGGTGGTTGCGCGCGTTCGCGTAACGTGTGGCGAAGTTGTTGGTCTTCTCATCAGGCATGGCAGCCCAGCTGCTGATCGTCGGCCTCGAAGGCATGTGGGCGTCCTTGCACACAGACAGCACGCTCTCACCCTCGGAGACGCGCAACAGGACTTCTTGGGCGAGCCTATCGTTATATTTGTAAAGCCTCCCCATCTCGGGTTTGCGCGCTTTTGGTGGATTTCTCACTAGGCCATTGCTCACAGTCATCGGTCTCCTGCTGCTTCCGTTATGGGATATCCCATGTCGTACCGGTACGTCAAGCACGCAACCCTCCACAACCCGCCAAATAACAGGGTGACAAAACTTTTACACCCTTCAACCTAATGAAATCAATAGGTTACGAAGGAAAAACTGCGGTGGACAAAAGGTGGACAACTCGGTGGACACGAATAAAAAGCTGTTTAACGTATTGTTTACAACGGCTTACGTGAAATACGCGGGCGGTGGACAGAAAAAACCGTACTTCCCCCTAGACCCTATAAAACTACATAAGGATATACAAGTACCTCTACCTATACTCTTATATCTATTTATTTATTACTACCCCCTATATATATAATATTATTGTCCACCTATAGTATAACCTATTGATTTCATTACAGAGGAGGGGGGTTTTTTAGGTGGACATTTGCAGGCGTTTAGAAGTTAGGGTTTTGTCACCCTACCGCTAACCCATTGATATCGTTAGCCCCC